CCCTCCAGCCCACCCAGGCAAACCGCTCGCGGAGCTGCGCGAGGATCACGTTGTCGAAGTAGGAGCGCGGGCACTCGTCGGGACCGAGGCATCCGCTCGCGCATTCGCCTTTGTGCTGACGGAGTCCTGTCACGTTCTCAGCTGCAAACCACTCAGGTTCTAGGCAATCGATGGCGTCCACGGTCCAAGGCCAGCCGTTCCGGTCAGACTGGGCGCCGAGACGATCCCCAGCGGTACTCCAGCACTGACAGGGGAAGGAGCTCCACAGCAGCGTCTCTCCTACCCAACTGGACTCGTAGATCTCGGGGTCGCGGACATCCCCCTCGATGCAGGGGAGCCCAGCAGCCCGCAGTGTCTCGCAGGCGTCCGGGTCGTTCTCGATGCAGGCCAGGTGAGAGAATCCCGCAGCCTCTAGGCCGAGGGCAGAGCCCCCAGCACCAGCGAACAGCTCGACGACGTTCACGGGGTCGCCTCCAAGTAAGGACTGCGGGCGCTCCTGCACTTGTACGACGGGATCCCAGACTTCACCCGCCAATATTGGACCGTCTGCGGCGTCACGTCGAGCAGCTCGGCGACCCGCTGATCGCTCGCTCTCGGCTCTATCAAGAGCACGTCACCGAGCGCCCAGCCTACGTGAGGGTAGGTGTGCCCGGCGTAGTGCGCGATCTTAGGGTGAGGCATCGAGCACCGGCCTTTCTTGATTGAATAGCGGCGAGTCGCCACGGATCCTAGCTCGGGCGATCTCGACGTATTCCGGCTCGCGCTCCATGCCGAGAAAGCGGAAGCCCGCGCGGAGTGCTGCGATCCCGGTTGTGCCCGAGCCGGTGAACGGATCGAGGATCAACGATCCAGGCTGGCACCCGACGAGGACACAGAGCCAGCGCATCAGCTTGATTGGCTTGACGGTCGGGTGATGGTTGTGGATCGGCTTCTTCCAGTTCGCCCCGGTGTAGGGGTTGTTCCCGCTCCCGTCCGATCCGACCAGCCCAGCCGATCCCGGCTCGCGCCCTGTTAGCTCTGCGCGATCCTTCCCGGGCAAGCGCTCGCAGCCCGCCTCGCGCTCGCTCCTCGATGCCTTCGGCGTTGCGTAGACGTTACTCGGCCAGCGTCCGAGGGGGGAGCCTCCGTTTACGTTCGCAGTGGTGCCCATTCTCCAGCCGTCGCCGCTGGTCCCGGCGTTGCTCATGCGTGGCGACACAAAGTCCCCTGGACCCGGCCATCCCTGATCGTCCCCGTAGGCGTATCGGCACCCGTCGATATTCAGCGCCCCTGTGCCCCACTCCAGCAGGTTCTCCGCGACGGTCCCGATCAGAGGCTTGCGAGCGATGACCGCAGGCTCCAGGCAAGGCTTGAGCGCGGTGCCGAAGCCCTCCCAGGTGCGGGCGTCTTCGGTTGCGGGGGCGGGGATCTTCCCAGCATTTGGGCCAGCGGCAGATCCAAACGTGTCGGTTGTAAACGTAGGACACCCCTCCCCCGCGCTCATCCCAGTGCGCTTGATCCACTCCCGATCAACGCCCACGATCTCCCGCTCTGCGCCGTGGTGCGCGTCGAGTGCCTTGCTAGCGTCGAGGCTCTTCGGGAAGCCTTGCCAGTTGAGCCAGCCAAACAATTCTCGGATGGCGAACCCAGCATCCTCCAGCGAGACGGTCAAGCGGTGGATCGTCCTCTGACCGCCAAATGCCACGATTGCCCCGCCGGGCTTGAGCACTCGCAGGCACTCGCGCGCCCAGTCGAGGCCGGGCGGCAGAGCGTCCCAAGCCTTCCCCATGAAGCCAAGTCCGTAGGGCGGATCGGTGACGATGGCATCAATCGAATTCTCGGGGAGCTCCCGCATAAGCTCGACGCAATCGCCTTGTCGCAGCTCCCAGGCCCTCACCGTCCCGCCTCCATGCCTGCGACGACCGCAACCGCCAGAGCCGCCCAGGCGTGCGAGGCTACCCCGTAGAGCGGTCCTCGCGCCCTCTTCGTGCCGACTGCCGAGGCTCGGTCACCGCCGTGAATCTCGATCAGCCTCTGCCGCACGAGCGAGTCTCGGTTTCCCTTGCCCGTCACGTCGAGACCGCGCAGCACTTCGCGACGGTAGAGCCACACGACGTCGATGCCCTCACGGCTCGCGCACTGGTAGAGCACCCCGCCGACCTCGGCGGTGCGGAGCAGGGAAGCGCCCGCGATCCCGTAGGACTGGACGCGCTCGATCGCGACGAGCTCGACGCGGTGAGTATCCTTAAGAGACTCGACCGCACCGATCGCAGCGTCCACGGTGAGATCCTTCCACGCGCCGATCACCCGCCGCGCTCCGGTGTCGTAGAGCGCCGCGCCGCAGTTGGTCGGGCCGGGGTCTATGCCGAGGACGATCACAGCGAGCACCGCTCGCAGCGGAGCACAGCATTCGTAGCCGGGTCAAAGCGCAGCTCGTCAGAGCCGCAGTAGATGCACTCGGGGGGCGCGACTGGCTCGCCAGGCTCTCCGCACTCAGGGCACCCCAGACCACCCGTGTAGACCTTGTCGCAGGCGATACAGGCTCGCAGCTCTCCCTTGGGCTTGTTGCCCATCACTCACCCACCAGATAGACAGCGTTCCACTTGTAGCTTCCGTCTCGCTGCAGTGCGAGGGTTGCGCTCTGGAGGATGACCGGGACATCGACAACAGCGCTCTCTTCGCCATGGTGGAGGGTCTTGGGCATCTGGAAGCATCGGATCGGATCGGTCTCTTCACCGACGGGATCGTCCCACTCAATCTTGACCTCCCGAGCGTCAGCAACGACGAGCTCCTCGCGAGAGTCGTACCCCGTCGCTCCGCAGTACTCGTAGTGTCCTATCCCGAAATCTTCCACTGCGGCGGGAAGGTCCAGGTTCTCGACAGCCTCTACCAGCGCGTCGTTGAAGCAGAGTTTCTCCTCGGTCATGGGGTCCTCCCTTCTTCGCCGGTCGCCCAGTGATCGCAGACCCCGAGGCCCATGATGGCTGCGCTCGTTACTGGATCGGAGAGGTCGGGGATCACGCTGGAGCAGAGGTGACTTCCATGCTCGCAGCGGATCACCTCGCCAAATCCGGGGACCTGGCAGACCTTGACGACCCGGTCGGTGACCCCGTCCTCGTCCACCGCGAGCATTCCGGGCTCCCAGCGGAAGGTGGGGCTGGCTGCCGTCAGGATTCCAAACTCAGTCGTGTCTCTCATCGTTGTTCTCCAGGTAGGGGTTTGGTCCACGTCGCTTATACGCCGGGATTCCGTTCTTCAGTCTCCAATACCGCACAGTTTGCGGGGTCACGTCTAGGATCTCCGCGACTCGCTGATCGGACGCCTTGGGTTCAATCCGCAGAATGTCCCCAAGAGCCCACCCCACCGAGGGATAGCGGTTGCCCGCGAAGCGCACCTGTATAGCCTTCGCCATGACGTGGTCCTCCCTGTGGGGGTTAAGATGGGTGAGCCCACCCCGGACCTTTTCGCAGGCTCGGGTTTCGGTCTGGGCTCGGGACCTAGCACCACTGGGCAAGTCCACAATGAGGCGGGACCAGACAAGCGCAGGTGTCTAACAAGAACACGGTCCCGCTACCTAAAAGGGGATGTTGTCGTTGTCAGCGGGCGGGGCGGGCGTCGGGTCTCCGACAACCTGCTCACCAGCACTCACCAACTGATTGATGTAGACGTTCATTCCGCTGGAGGTTGCCGTCTTCCAGGGCTCAGCCTTGATCTTCACCACCGCGCCCTGGATCCGGCGACGAAGGTGGTCGTATTCCGCGAACCCATGGCCGGGGTCATAGGCCGGGAGCTCTCCCAGGGTGTTCATGAAGAGTTCAAAGTTGGTGTTCTTACGCTGCGCCTCCATGTTGCTCCAGCGCACCAGGATCTTGCCCTTCTGTGCCCCTTCGAGGATCCGCATCGAGAACTTGACCCTCCAGTAACCCTCGTCCCGATTCGGCCAAGCCCCAAAGTCGATCACCTCGCCGACGTAGAAGCCTGCCGGGACCGACGGGTCTGTCTTGAGGTGATCTGACGAAGGCTCTCCCTGCTCGGGCGAAGACGCCCCTGTCCAATAACCATTACTCATCGCTGCTCTCCTCTTGGCTTCCGCCAAAGGTTGTATCGAACGCCTCCTTGAGGGCGTCGAAGTTCATTGGGATCCGCACGGGCAACATCTGGTCCGGGGTGCCTCGACCCTTCGCTTCGTAGCGGGCCTCTCCGTTGTCGACGGGCTGAGTGATAAGCCACCGCTGCCCGTCCTCGTCCATCTCGATCCCATAAAGGAAGTCGATGGCGCTGTGAAGGATTCCGCGCCCAGAGCCGGGGAGGTTGGACCTGTGGAGGATGATCCCCGTGTCCACCACCCGACCGTCCACCTTCTTTCGGACAGGCTCGAGCTTGGTGTGTCCGATGAACAGGGGGCACAGCTTCCTGCCGTCCTTAGCTCGGAGAGCTGCCGCTCGGTGGACGCCTGCGGTCCACGTCTGCTTGAGGACGTCCCACCCCTTGTAGGGTGCGTCCGAGACGTGCTGGACCCCGAGGTCGGCACAGACCTTCTCCATACAGCGGGCGTAGAGGTTGTCGACGGTGTCAATCACCACCGTGCAGTAGTCGTGGTTGGTGTACTCCAGTTCGTCGAGCACCGCGAGGAAGTCTCCCCACGAGCGCACTTCGACCTCTGCGGCCTCCATCAGGTGTGTTCCTGGCTCGGTAGCCAGGAAGATGGGCTTGGGCCAGGTGTTGGCAAAGGTGGTCTTCCCGGCACCAGGGAAACCCTGGATCATGTGTCTCGACTGGCTCATACCCGCGCGGGGCTTGTGCCTTCCTTTGGGTAGCAAGCTCATTGCTGTCCTCCTGTTGCTTCGGTCAGTTCAGGGTGGAAGTCCTCGACAACGTCGAAGGCATCCTCGGTGACGGACCTCGCACAGAGGTCCAGGTATTCGCAGCGCCCAAAGTGAGCGCAGCTTTGGTCGTTCATGATCGGGAAGCGACGACCTCGTCGGATGTCGTTGGTGCGGAGTGAGACCTCCCACATCTCAGCCTCCCAGTCGAGGATCTGATCGTCGGTCCTCGTGACGTGCTCTTCGTAGAGGAGCTCAGGCTTGTCCTGGTAGTACTGGCGCAGGCGCATCCGATACTCCCCCAGGGTCTCGGGCTTCTGCTTCGTCCTCCGCTTGATCGTGGGCTTCTGGGCGATGCGGTAGACGACGGTGCGGATGGGCCGACCCAAGAGCCTGGATGCGGCGTAGCAGTAGGCACTCGGCTGGGACTTCGTCTGCAGCCCGAGGATGTAGTCGGAGGACAGCCTGCCGGTGGTCTTCCACTCCCCGATCTTGTCGTACCAGAAGGACGAGGGGTCCTCGTCGGGATACCCGTCCATGACTCCACCAAAGTCATAGAGTCGCGAGGATCGCCCCGACGGATGGAACACGGGCATGCGGAAGGGGGCCTCTCGACGCTCGGGCCAGGAGCCCCACTTGCCGAGAGATGCGCGGACCATCTCCTCTGCGACGACCATCCGCTCCTCCTGAGCGTCCGTCGGGAAGATGGGGTCCCCCGCCTGCTCCTTCAGGTAGAGCTTCGCTGACTCTGGGGTGCCGTACTGCATCCCAGCGTGGAACGCAGAGCCCAGGCTCATGGCTCCGCTCCTATAGCGCGACCTTAGGCCCGCGACGTTTCGGAGGTAGTACTTCCTCTCGCAGGCACGCATCCTGCCGAGAGCTGTATTGGTTAGGACGTGGGGTCGCGGCTGGTGCCGCAGGGTCAGTAGTTTCACTGGGTGCTCCTAGGTGCTTAGGGAACGCGGTGGGACGGAGGTTGAGGGTGCAGGCCATACAGACTGGACCTGGACCGAATGTAGAGCTGGGGCCGACGGGGAGGATGCATCCCCACCGCTGGCAAAGTCCAGCAGGCTTGAGACTACGCCCCCGGCGGGACAGTTTCTGTCCTGGGTAGGTCATTCCCACGCCCTCCCGAGCTGCTTCATGGCCTGAGCCGGATAGGACCAGCAAGCCGCGCAGAGCCTGACAGCCTCGATGACAGCCTTTCCGTCCCTCTCGCTGACATCCGCGACCACTCCCCACTCGTCTTTCCTGGTGATCTCGATGGCACAGGAGTGGCACCGGGTCTGATCGAGGATCATGGCGTAGAGGTGATCCGCCGCGCGCCCACAGACGCGAAGCGGGGGGTCGGACTTCGCCGAGAGAGGGTCGGTGATGGCTACGGTGTTGGCGCTCATTGCGTGTTCTCCTAGAGGTGTGACTTGCTGGCCTGCGCTCGCATCTCGTCGCCAGCGCTAAGGTTTCGGACATACCCGTCGCCGGGCTCATAGAGACAGAACGCGGTTCTCGGCGCCCTGCCGTTTCGTTGCTTTGCGATCCCGATCTCCAAGAGTTCGGGCGAGGAGCACCCCTGGTTGTATGCAGCCTCCCGGAATAGGAAGAGGATCCCGTCAGCATCCTGCTCCAGCTGCCCGCTCTCGCGGAGGTCAGCCATCCTAGGACGTCGGTCGCGGAGGGGTCGCGACTCCAGCTGCCGGTTCAGCTGGCAAGCGACGAACAGGACGATGTCGAGTTCACTCGCGAGGGTCGCCAGCTCCCGAGACGCGGAGGCGACCTCCTGCTCCCGGCTCGTTCCTCGAGGAAGGCGAAGGAGCTGCAGATAGTCGATGGCTGCAGCGACGATCCCGTGTCGCTGCTTTGCGATCCGCAGGGCAGAGGAAATCTGCCCAAGGGTGCGGGAGGAGGTGTCGACCCGAATGGGCAAGCCCTCCCACCGACGCATCACCTGTGTCGAACTGTACTCTGCAGCCTCGGGGTCGTTGTCCCACTGTCCCGCCGCGTCGTGGGCGTAGATGCGGTCGCCGATAGCTCGGTCGCGCATCTCGACGGAGCACAGGAGGAAGGGACCCGCGTGGCGTGCGATCTGCTCTGCGATGGAGAGCAGGAAATGGGTCTTCCCCATAGAGGGTCGGGCACCCACTAGGACGTAGTCTCCGCGCCTCGCTCGGAACTTCCCGTCTAGGTCGCGAAGCCCAAGGGGCACCACCGTGTCTTCCTGCTCTCCCTTGGCAACGGCAACCGCTCGCTCGCAGGCATCCCTCGCGATGAGCTCCATTGTGGGGAGGTCGATGGCGCCGGCTCCGAGTTCATGCGCTCGCAGGGAGGCGCCCTGGACCTCCGCGACGATGTCTTCGGTGGGGACCCCATCTGCCCCGAGGGCGACCGCTCGACGACAGGACGAGACCAAGTCGCGCCTCCTCGCCTGGTCTAGGATCTTGTCGCAGTAGCCTCGGAGGTTGGCGCGTCTCGGTCGGCACCGGGACAGGGTCTCGATCTGCAGCCCCAGGGCTGGAAGGTCGGCCCAGGGTCTTCCTGCTCCTACGCTCGACGCATGACGATCCAGCAGGGTGGCTTCGTCAGGTGCGATCCCACCTCGCATGTCTTCCAGCATGGCCCGGAAGATGGCTCGGTAGCCAGGGTCGTGGAGGTGGCCGGGCTGCAGACCATAGGACCCCAGCTCGTGGAGAACCGTCTCGTCCATCAAGCAGAGGGCGAGGACGTTTTCTTCGCTGCGCCAGTTGCTGGGGTTCATCTCAGGGCTCCTCCGAGGTGGAGAATCACGGCGGCGAGGGCTTCCCGCTTCTGGCCTGCGTCGATGTACCAGCAGGCGACCCCACCGTGGAGGTCGATCCCCACTTCAGGACCACCCCCCCATCGATCCAACCCCAGCAGGGTAG